CAGAACTTCATTCTTTCCGCGCATAAAGCAATGCAACGATTTGTAGATGGATTTGTCGAGAAGGGCTCCAATGTGCACACCCAACTTAGGATGATACACACTCGTACGTTTTAGGAACTCAAACTCCTCCGGAGGGAGAAAATCGAGAAGTTCAGATTCCTTATCGGGCATAGTGTAAACCTGCCCATAGCGTCCCAAAAATTCGGAACATCCTTTGATGGTGAAATCAACTCCTTCCTTCGCGGAGCCAATGTTATCATCACCATAGGTCATGACAGCAACACATTCTCTAAACTTCAGAGAGTGTGAATTGTTAGTGTAGAAATAGCATCGTAAATTCAACGATCCACAAATGCCATTCAAAACAGCTGTCAAGGAATTTCCACTAATATGGGTTCCCTCTGTCAGACCAATAAGATCACCATTAAACGCAATGTAAGCGAAAACCAAATCGCCAGTCATTGCTTCCATTACACGAATATCCCCATCCGTGTAGTCGCACTCTTTAGCAAAATCAATAAGCATACGTAGTGCTGCGAAAAGCAATTGAGATGGCAATTTTTGGTCATATTTGCCATAGTCGCCACCGATAAGGCGATCCATGCCAAATTTCGTCACATGTTGGTGGAACTGTTCCCATTCAGGACCGTGGGAATTGATACCAACGGCGCATTCAGAAACAACAGGGTTCATCTGTAACACTCGCAAGATAGGCAAATAATATTTCCTCACGAGATAAGTCAAGGATAGAGCATTACCGAAAAATATACGGCATTTCTCTTTGGAAAGAATCTCATCCTTCTTACATGCTTTCGCAATAGGATATCCTCTCTCTCCTCTCTTGTAACAGTCCTCAATACGATCAATTTCTTTTTGAATCACTTCATCCAGAATTCGATTGTTGAAGCCGTCAACAGATGGTAGCTCTGTCACGAACTTGCGTTTTGGACCAGTCAATGGATAGCCAATGGATGTGTCCAATTTGATCGCATCCACGAACTTCTTTCCTGGTATTCCATTGAGATTCTCATGATCAGTCAATGGGGCTATTCCACCCCACATGTTATGTCTAAAAATAGGTAAAAGATCTTCCTTGTAATCAGACACAGATCTAACGAGCAAATCATATGGATATGGATGAGCTGGCACGGCCATATTGGCCAAGCATGATTGCCATCCAAACCAATCTGGGTTGAGTTTTGGTCCATGGTAGATATTTGGTACATCACAGACTTCGGCTACGACATCGCTTATAGGCGTTTTCTTTACCTCGGTCTTAGTGACAGTTCGTCCCGGACAAGTGCCGAAATACTCAATCTGCGAGTTCTCTGGCAAGTAGTTGATAGGACTTTTGGAATGCAATTCTTTCTCGGACAACAACTGAACTCCCAACACTTCAGTTTTGAATTCACCTGCGGCACCAGAAAGAACGACTCCCTCACATTCGCGCAGCTGCGCAATGGCTCTGAAAAGATCTTGTTGCAATATACTTCCATAGCAACCAATTGGAGTGCCTTCGGTACCACCTAAGTGGATGCCAAGAATGACACTGCCATTTGTTTCAGATACTAGAGTCGCACCGCAC